ATTACAAGTAATTACACGTCAATACATTTTAGGGGGTAAAAATATGTAATGCGTGAGCTTAGAAAAGCACTAAAGACAAAACTAAAAACCATTCATTCCGGAGTCTATTTCCAAATTGCTCCCGAAACTGCCCGATTTCCTTATCTCGTCTACGACATCCCTAATGACAGCGATGACGGGGAATCAATGGAGTTAGTTATTGTTGACATTGATGGGTGGGATAGCCCAGATAACGGAGATACCACAGCACTTGAAATACTCATGTCTTCGGTTAATGCCTCCTTGAATAAGTCGGTTTTGACTACTGAAAGCATGAGTGTTGTCTTGTACTTGGACACCAAACTCTCCTTAACGGACGACGATCCTCGCATCCGTCGTCGCAAATACACCTACCAAGCGAAACTATTTAAGAGAGGGTGATAAGCTTGACAGTTACTCAAACGCAATTAGAAAACGTCCAAATAGATTACGGCCTTGTATACACCAACTATGGCGAGACTGACTCGGCACTACTTGGCCCGACCCGTGGAGGCGGCGAATTTAAGGCCACCGCAACAGTCCGAGATATCGAATTTGACGGTCAAAAAGGGAAAACCATGGGGGCGCAGGTTATTGAAGATATCAATGCCGCGCTGAGTGTTGTCCACCTGGACACATCGGTTGCCTCCCTAGCCCTTGCAATGCCTTGGGCAACATATGATAGCGTAGGTGGAACAATAACGGCAAAAAGCGCAAATGTTGGGGTAGTACCAAGCACAGCATATCTTAAAAATGTGACGATGTTCGCCAAGACAATCAAGGGTGATTATCGGAAGATCACTCTTTACAACGCCATGTCCGAGGGTGACTTTACTCTTGCAGCCAAACCGAAAGGTGAGGGCGAGGTTTCGCTTGAGGTCTTTGCTCATTGGGATGCTACCGACGACACCAAAGATCTATTCAAGGTTGAAACCGTAGCCAACTTAACACCACCAGTATAAAAGGCGGGGGAAACCCTGCCCTAATTTTTTAGGGGGAACTAACCATGATATCAACAGAGCAAGTCTTTGATATGCTCCCTGCAGTGGTTGATCTTTACGAAAAGCTAGATATTGACGGGTACCGGAAAAAGATTGCCGAGGAAAACAAGGGTAAAGAACTGGATCAGATGACGATGGGCATTGATCTTTTTAAATATGTCCTTAAGAACTCAGGCAAGGTAAAGGATGAAGTATTCGAGATCGTCGCAGTGTTTGAGGATAAGCCAGTCGAAGAGGTCAGAAAACAAAACTTCATGCTAACCTTCAAAACGTTTAAGGAAATTTTCGCCAACAAAGAAGCGGTCTGGTTTTTTACTCAAGCTATGCGGTAGGTTACGCGAAAACACTAAATCTATTGCATAGCCATTACGGGATTAATCGGTCAAGTAGGGTGAGGATCAAGGACCTCATTAAGTTGTTAAACGCGGCACAGAAAAAAGAATCCGAGGACAATCTTTGGCAAATGTGGCTTACCTTGTATCCGAGAATGAACAAAGACAACTTCGAAAGCTTTGAGGATTACAAAAAACGGGCGCTTAGGTCGGTTGTAAGGGCTACCGAGAAGACATCGGAGGAGATCGTCGCCGAGTTGATACCGGTTATTAAGGCGCATGAGGAAGGGAATGGAAATGAAATTTGAACCTATTACATTGGGGATCAAATTAGATATGCAGGAACTTTACGATAATTTGATCATCTATAAGAAGAGTATCGAAGCTCAAATTGAATCCCTGGCAAAAGAGCCGTCGATCTGCACGCATAAGAAAACCGAAGAACATGACTCGGGCGTTATTTTCTGTAAAGTTTGTGGTAGAACGTTAGACAGCGGAAAGTTCGATTACGTCAGATGAACAATGACACGAAACAAACAACCTTATAACTAGGGTTGTTTTTCTTATGCCATTGAAAGCGAGGTGTTTCGGACGGAGATCTTTAAATTATTCGGATCGATCATGGTTGACAATGATGCGGCTAACCAAGCTATCGACGAAACTGAGTCTAAGGCCAATAAATCAACCAAAACATTCGGCGAGATGCTAGGCAGTGCCGCCAAAGTCGGAGCTGGCATAGCCATGGCGATGGGGGCCGCTGTTGTTGCAGTCGGAGGGCTTGCGGTCAGCCTGACGGATGATCTGCAAAAATCCCTAAATAGCATCCAATCTCAAACGGGTGCCACGGATGAATCTATGGTCGCCATGAAGGACACCATGCTTGCGATTTACAACGCCAATCTTGGAGAAAACTTTGACGACATAGCGAGGGCCATGTCGGAAGTCGGGAAACAAACAGGGGCAACAGGTGAAGCGCTTGAGGGTATGACTAAGGATGCTCTTGTGTTGCGAGATACCTTTGAGCTTGAAGTCATGGAAAGTACAAGAACCGCTGACATGATGATGAAGCGATTTGGGATTACAAGCGATGAAGCGTTTAATCTCATAGCCCAAGGAGCACAGCAGGGATTAGACAAAAACGGGAACCTCCTGGACTCAATAAATGAGTACAGCGTCCACTTCCAGCAGCTTGGTTTTTCGTCCGAAGAAATGTTTAATATGATGGCCAACGGAGCTGCTACAGGCGTTTTTGATATCGACAAATTAGGCGATGCCATGAAGGAATTCGGTATCAGGTCCAAGGATGGAAGCAAGACCTCTTCTGATGGATTCAAGGCGCTAGGACTAGACGCGGCGAAAATGACAGCTGAGTTTGCAAAAGGCGGTGACGCATCTACCTATGCTTTCGACCAAGTAATCAAGGGGCTATCCGCTATGACTAACCCAGTAAAACGAGAGGCGGCGGGTGTTGCATTATTTGGTACCCAATGGGAGGATGTTGGAGTCGAGGGCATCTTAGCCATGGGTAAGTTAGATGGTGCGATAAACAGTAATATCGATGCCCTTGGCAAGATCAATGAAGTAAATTACGACACATTCGGCCAAGCCGTACAAGGCATTGGCCGTAACCTCCAGACAGGAATACTCCTTCCATTGGGCGAAAAAATCCTCCCAATCCTCAATGAGTTTGCAGGATGGATACAGGGCAATATGCCAGCAATCCAAAACGAGATTGAATACGCCATGGGAATAATCGGAGGGGTATTTGATGTAATTGGCGGAGTTATAAGGGATTATATAATGCCTCAATTCAATGCTTTCAAGAACGTGATATCAGAGAATATGCCGCAGATTAAAGTCGCGATTCAAGCTATGTACGATTATGTAAAACCGAGCTTTGATAGGCTCGCGGCTTCGATCAGGGAAAACGTCCTCCCAATTATCCAGGGATTTTGGGATCTCGTCCAGAGAGCTATGCCGACAATTAGAGTGATCTTTGAAGTCGCTATGTTAGCAGTAGGAACCGCGCTCAAAATAGCCATGGATGTTATCACGGTCTTTCTCGAGATTGTGAAGGGTATGTATAACATTATTAAGCCACCTCTCGACCTAGTGATAGGTATATTCGGCAAGGTATCGAGCGCGATTGAGACGGCGTTAGGATGGTTGCTTGATTGGAATGGCACACCAGCAAAAGATAAATCAATCACAGTCAGAACAACCTACAAGGAAACATCTAGCGCTAAAACAGTGGGCGACAGGCTCGGTAACAACGCTCAAGGAACCGACTTCTGGCGCGGAGGATTAACTTGGGTGAATGAAGAAGGCGGGGAAATAATGAACCTCCCTCGTGGTACACAAATAATTCCCCATGATGTTTCGATGGAGATGGCAAGAAACTCAGGTCTATCATCTTCGGCAATAGTTTTCGAGCGTGGTGCTTTTGAAGGAGCCAACATAATGGACGACTACGGAGTGGATCGGCTCATGGATAGAGTCATGGATCGCCTAGCGCTCAAAGGGGTGAGGTAATGCGGACATACACAATAGCCGACAACACTGTCATGGTCCAGAAAAACTCCCTTAGCTATAGCGATACCTTAAACGATCGCACAACCTGCTCGTTCATCGTCATTGATCCAACATTTGAGATTGACATCGGCATGGAGGTAATAGTCCAGGAGGACGCAGACACCATCTTTGCCGGAACCGTGGATAACACCAGTGAAAGCGGTGATAAGGTCAATTATGTTTCTGTCGCTTGTGTGGACTTCAGCCAGCTCATCGACAAACGGATCATTGCCAACTCCTACGAAAACGAGCTTGCAGGTGACATCGTAAGACATTTTATTTCAACAGTGTTCGCCGAAGAAGGGATCACAGAGGGAGACATCCAAGATGGCCCGACGATCTCAAAAGCTGTATTTAACTACGATAACGGCAACGTGGGTATGAATTACCTTGCTGACACAACCGGATTTAACTGGGAGATTGACAATCTCAAGCAGCTCAATTTCTTCGACCGTGGCACATACACGGCGCCCTTCCCTCTAACCGACACAAGCCATAATTACCAAGGATTAACCGTCAAGAAATCTCGCTCAGACTACCGCAACAGGCAATACATCAGAGCTGGCACCGACACAACCGCAGAACTAGCGCTCGAAAAGCCAACCCCAAAACCTGACGGAGTCTCAAAGACGTTTGTTGTCCGTTTGCCAATCGCTCAAAAGCCAAGGATTTTTGTAGATGGAGTCGAAGTAAGCGCAACAGACATCGGGGTTAATGGCTTAGACAGGGATAAAAAATATTACTTTAGTTATAACTCGAACGCCATCACTCAAGACTCGAACACAACAACCTTACTCGACTCCCAAAACCTAGAAGTGACATACAAGGGCCTCTATCCCCTATTGGTTGTGTCTGAACTGCCAACACAGGTAATCGCAAGGAAAGCAATCGAAGGGGGCTCAGGCGTCCATGAGAACATCATCCAAGAAGGAAACCTAGACACTCGACAGGCGGCCCTAGAATTCGCACAAGGGAAGTTAGAGAAGTACGGTATTATTCCCAAAGTAGTTACATTTAACACCTACGAGAAGGGCCTCAAGGCAGGTCAACTCCTGTCAATCACGAACACAAAACATCATCTAAGCGGAACCTTCCTTATCGACTCGGTATCGGCTCGGAAAGACGGGGTGCTAACCTTGTATTCGGTCCGATGCCTTGACGGTGCAAGTGTGGGAGGTTGGGAACAATTATTCAAGACGTTACTACAGGGCAACAGGAAGATCGTTATCAGAGAAAATGAGGTCGTGGTTAGGCTGATAACCTTCTCGGATGAGTTCGTGAACCTCAGCATGCAGGATGAAATGACGTATCATCTCCACCAATATCATTTGTGCGGTCAAATAATATGTAGTCCGGGGGTGATCTTGTGAGCGCAACAGATGGAGTTAGGGCGCTTATCCTAACCTCCACAATTGCAACGAGTATTGATAATATCGACATCCTGAGTGCCAAAACAATTGCGGGGGAGTTGGAAAGATTCCCCCCGCAGAACATCGCCACGATTAGCCAAACGGAGCGGAAATACGAATTTTACCTAACTGAGCTAGAAGCGATTGGCGATCTGGTCGGGATGTCGTTGTATGGTAACGGAGCGACAGTAGCCCTTGGTGATGGGACAGAGATGGCGACAAGTGTTGTGAATATCGAGAAAACTGGTTCTCAGAGTCTATTGATTTATTGGACAGTGAGGGTGATATAAATGGCTTATGATCCAACAGTTTGGGTTGACGATGTAACGCCGGTGAGCGCGTTGAAGTTGAATAAGATTGAGCAGGGGATAAAGGGCGTAGAGGCAAGCATCGAAAATATAGCATACGACTTGTATCTCATGTGGTTGCAGGAGTATTATTCAACTT